ACCGAAGCAGCAATTCATACAAAGATATACCAAGGGGCACGAGTTTATACAAAAAGACACTGACCGAAGCCGTGTTAGGCTTACCTAAAATCAACAACAACGAAAGAGGGACACAAGACACGAATAACAAAACAAGGTCACCAATTACAATAACCACGAGAGATGTAAACATGAAAAGCAACAACACAAAAACGAGGTGCAACTAGACATGAATAATAATAACATTTCTCTTAGTATTAATCAAGCTTTTTCACAACAATGTTTCAATATAGCATATTGGTTGGGAGGAAGTCTTCCTGCAACGTTCGTTCCAGAGAAGTTATCGGAAATATTCACTCTTTCTCGACAGAAGATGTTTAAATGCATTTTAAGGTCTATTAATATACATAATAGTTCATTTATATCTCTTACTACAATTGGTAAGGCGGGTAATGTTAATAGGCAGGCAGCAGCTGAGTTCCTAGATCTTTGTGAAACTCTTGGGATATTTAAAATAATACGTCGTGGTAAAGAAAGAAAATCTAACATTTATTCACTTGGAGAGGTGTTAAAGAATTCTGCAGTTCGTTGGTCTTTACGGGATGTCTTTTTAAACTTGACCAGATCTTACACTAAGATGGTTGACGCAATTAAGGGTATGTCTGCATGTCTTGAAACGCCTATAAATAAACAGAAGCGTACACTATTAATAAATATTAATGTATTTAAAAAGAAATATACAAGTAGTAGTAGTTATAGAGAGAGGGTTTTGCACTCAACTCCATTTTTACCAAAACAAGATTGGCTAAATCAACAAAAAGCATTGTGGGCAGACTGGTCATTAACTCCGGGAACTTATATGACAAAAAATGATTACCAGAAGTATTACGGAAAATCTGATTTTCCTGAGAATGAGATTAAAAGAAAAATACAAACTCAATCCGAACAGCAAAGATTTAACAAGAGAAAGTATCCCTCAGACTTTCCGTCTCTTACTCCAGCATACGATCCATTCCATACAACTGACTCTGATTCGCATAACAAATACTCAAGTAAAGAAATTTACCAAAAATCGCTTCGTAAAACACAACTTATCATCGATCCTATTAGATCTTCGACTGTTGAAGCACGTAAAAAACCACCGGCTGAGTTCAAACGAGAGCTACTTTCACATGCTCAGTCATCTGGACTAGACGATGCAGCACGAGTCTTTCTTAATATTTTCATGGATAATGCTGAAGGTTGATCTTGATCAGGAGTGATATCATGCTACTCTATTGTGTAATAAACCATTAAAAAGGGGGAGCTTCATGAAAGAAGACTACGTTAAAGAAGTTGTTATTGATGGTGAAGAATATACTGAAACATACAAAGCCTCTAATAATAGAACGTATCGCAAGAAAAAGAACAAAAAGTTGAAAAGTGCTGTTTTAGCTACTTCTGAGCCTAAATTGAGTGAAGCTGGAGAGTTTCTGGGAGAGTTTTTCAACGTTCATTCCTTTAAGATGCACCCTACAACTATGCGTTTTGTAGAAAGCGAAGCTCAACGTTTAAAAGAGTGGAGTCAGTTAGATACTTCACTAAGATTAGCAGACTTTGTTGACGGTCAAGGTTATAGTCCTGAGATATTTTATCAGTGGTGTAGAAAATCTGCTATCCTCCGGAATGTACATCAGTATGCTTTGAGACGTATTGGAGCTCGCAGAGAGAACGGAGCTTTATCTAAACAGCTTGATGTCTCAACTGTCCATAGAACTTTAGGTCATTACGATTCTGTTTGGAAGTCAGAAGCTATCTTCCATGCAAAGCTCAAAGATGAGAGCGAGAAGAACGAGACGAAGGTCGTCGTTATCGAACGCTTTCCTGTTCTTGAAGATAAAGTATCATCAAGAACTCCTGAAGAGGTTGCACAGGCAGCACGTAGGAGTACGAGTGATAGTAGATGTATTGGTGGAAACGAATATGAACCCCGTAAGAAAAAGGAGAACGATGTCACTTAAAAGTAATAATAATGATGATATGAAGCAGGTAGTTTCAGATATAGTTTCAATTACTATGTCGCATATCCAAGATATTGCTATCAAACTGAAAGATATGAACATCACAGAAGAGAATTTAAAAGACAAATCACCTGAAACGATTCAGAAGTCTGTGACTTTGAATAATATTCTCACGATTGTTAATGATTGTATTCATCCTGCTCATGAGCTTTCAAAGGAACTGTATCCTGATGCTCTTGAGTTTATTAACATATGTGTTGATAATCATAAACGAGCTATAGAAAAGAAGTTAATATCACCTATCTGCAACTGTTATGGTTGTAAGAAGAAAAAACCAGTAAAGGAATAATATGAAGAACATATCTATTTACAAGTTAACTCTTGAAGATGATTCTACTGCTATCTTTAAGTCTGAAGGTATTTTTAATACTGAAGATGGAAAGAGTGAAGAAGACCGTAAGTTAGTTGTTTCAGCTATTTTAGTTGAACAATATGATGAGGATGCTGAAGGTAATCGTATAGTTGAGCCGAAGGTAATCTCAGTTGAAGACGCTCAGATAGTATAAAATGGAAATAATTGTAGCTCTCATTATAATATTTTCGCCACTAATTTTGTACTATTTTTATACCTTAAGAGGTTAAAAAAGGCCGGCCTTGGAGAAGCCGACCACAACAACAGGTAATCAAGGAGAGAATAACGTAATGAATAAACGAATGCAATATTTGGCGTGAATTCTGAACAAATTCGTAACAGTAGGAAGTGTGAAAAATGAATGTAGAAACTCAAATAAAGTTAGATAAGTTTAAACCTCGGACGTTTCAACTCCCACTTTGTGATGCTCTTGAGAACAAAGGATTTAGAAAGTTATTGGCGGTGTGGCCGAGACGTGCGGGCAAAAGACGTTTGTGCCTTTAATCTAATGATAAGAGCCGCGATTAGAAGAATCGGAGTATACATGTATTGTCTACCCACTTTTCGTCAGGCTAAGCTCGTAATTTTCGATTCTATAACCAACGATGGCCAACGCTTCCTAGATTTTATTCCAAAAGAGTTAATTAAATCAGTGAATTCTCAAGAGTTAAAGGTTGCACTTACGAATGGTTCAATTATTCAATTTATTGGTTCTGATAGTTATGATACATCTCTTGTTGGTACTAATCCTCGTATGGTTATAATGTCTGAGTATGCACTTGCTGATCCCCGTGCTTACCACTATGTTCGTCCCATTCTCAATGCTAACGGTGGAACCATGATTATTCTGTCAACGCCTCGTGGTAAGGGTAGTTTATGGGATATCTTTCAAATTGCGTCTAACAATCCTAAGGAATGGTTCTGTTCTAAATTAACACTTGATGATACTCAGCATATTTCATGGGAAGAGATTAAAAAAGAGATTACTTCAGGTGAGATCTCTGAAGATCTTGCTATGCAGGAGTATATGACGTCATTCGAGATCGGAATATCTGGTGCTTACTATACTAAGTACATAGACAAGATGCGTTTGAATGGACAGATTGGAGAAGTTCCATGGGAACCAGCATTTAAAGTATCAACTGCCTGGGACATTGGCGTACGAGATAGTACAACTATTATATTCTTTCAGAAGATAGGTCAAACTGTTCGAATCATAGATTCTTATGAGAAGTCAAAAGAAGGAATGGAACATTATGCCCAAGTTATTAACAATAAGCCTTATAGTTATGATAAGCATTGGGCTCCTCATGACATTGCCGTGCGCGAATTCGGCTCAGGTCTTACTCGGCTTGAAAAAGCTCGCTCACTTGGTGTTAAATTCGAAACAAGAGACAACGGAAAATCATCAGGATTACCAAATATATCTATCACAGACGGAATTGAAGCAGCTCGGTCTTCATTCGCTAAGGTCTGGATTGATGAAAAGCGATGCAAAGGATTGATAAAGTCTTTAGAGTCTTATAGACAAGAATTTGATAGTAAACGTAAGGTTTATAGAGATAGACCACTTCATGATCACAATTCACATTACGCAGATGCTTATAGATATCTTGCATTATCTCTTTCAAGAAATAGAGATGGTCAGACTACTGCTGAAGAATTAGAACGTCGTTATACACAAACTGTTGAAGGACAAGAGACTCTTCCTGGATTCTTCCGAGATGATCATAGAAATATGTAGTAGAGTTGAATTGTTCTAAGAAGTAGAAATACCATGATTGGCACAATGATATTTCTACATAGAGGAATTGATATGGTTAAGAATACCATAAATACACTTCCCCATCAAGAGAATAAATAGGGGAGTGTATTTCCCC